CCTATTTCACCAGGTTGTGCAGTTTGGTCAGCAAATGTATATACGAATACACCTGTAACGTTTCCTGTACCTGCTGTAGTTCCAACATTAGCAACAACTGTTGTATTAGCTGGAAGACCAGTAGCAACAACTGAAGATCCAGTCATTAATACTGCTGCTCTAGCACCAACAACTAAATTTTGTGCAATACTAGTTGCATTAGCTGCTGAACCAAAATTAATAGTTGCAGTTGTAGTTGTTCCTGCTGCTGTTAAAACTATAAAATTAGTTGGTATAGCTCCTTGTGGTAACACGAATGGAGCGTTAGCGTTTACTGTTGCTCCAACAGATACTGCAGTTGCAGTTGCTGTTGATGATAAGAAAGTAATAACTTCAGAAGCAACTAGAGTTCCTGGTGTAACACCTGAATTTCTATCTTGTCCGCCGTAAGTTCTTACGTATCCTTGAAATGTACTTTTTCCCATGTTTGTATCCTCCTAAATAATCCAATGCAGTCATTAGGCTGTCGACTATACGCGTCCGCATCAGATGTTAATGTATAGTATGTTAAATATAGCTTAATTTTTCAGAAAGAGCAAGGGATGGCTTCAGTTTCTATCACTTTTATTCCAAATATATAACTAGTTTAACTAGCTATAAATGTTGGATCTTCTTCTTCGCTTAAAACAACGTTATTTTGTTGTCTAGCGGCTTCAAGATCCTGTTGAAGAATTTGTCTTTTAACTTCCTTCAACTCAACTTCCAACCACTGCATATCAGTAGTTAGTTTTCCCTGTTCAAGATAAGACTTGTTCCACTGTGATTCCAAGTCTATTTTCTTGGCCAGAAGTGATTGGGACAATGATGTCACGTTCAACCTCCTCGTAGGTTATATAAGAAAAATTACTAATCTGTTTATGACTAATTAACTTTTCTAATTGTTCTTTACTGATTTTTCCCAGAAAGTCAAGTACTTTCTGATGTAAAGATTCTGCACTGTTTATGGGTTCAGATTCCAATGTAAATTGGATTTTAATTCCGTTTGTAAATACTTTTATTAGGTAGGTCATCTTCTCACAGATGTCTTTATAGTTATTTACAAGGCGAGTCAAGCCCGCCTTGTAAAATAAAGTGTTTAAGCTCCTTGAGAACCGTATATGCCTCTTGGATCTGACCATCCAAATGAATAACGCTCTCTGGCTTTGTATCTAACGTTACCTGTTTCGAAATCTCCCTCCATAGAAGTTCTAATCGGAGATCTTTCAAAATACTTCATACCATTAGGTACATCTGTCTTGATATAGAACGCATCAGGATCAGTTAAGAAATTGTTAACCACATAACCTTGTGGAATCATTCCTTTGTTCTTAATTGCGTTGATATCGTTATCAGCTGTTCCAACTCTGCCTGCAGATTCCATTAATCTAGCAGCTGTAAATTGGTTAGCAGAAGGAATAATTAATTTTACTCCTTGAGCAGCAATTTTTAAACCTCTTTCATCAGTCAAAGCAGCGATATCAATCAATGCTTGTTCTAATGAAGTTTCGTTTAAGTCAGCTTGCGTAGCTAATGTATTGCTGAATGAACCAGCAATAGTAGCATGCGTTGTTGAGAACAAAGTAGATCCATCACCACCAACATATCCCGCTGTGAAACCGTTATTTAAAACGTTAGCAGCAGTTACTTGTTTAGTGTTTGCCATAGATCTTGCTAAAGCTTTTGTATATCTAGACGCTAGTCTGTCATACAAATTGTCCTCGATCGCTTCTTCAGTGATCGCGAATGCAAGAGCTATTGTAGCGTGAGTGTATCTAGCTGTGAAAGTTTCTTGCGCTTGGTCATACGACACGCCAGTACCTTCAGCTTTTACCGCAGCATTACCAAAACCTGATAACATTACTTCTTCTTCGAATGCTCGATCAGAAGTTTCTTTATCAAATATTTCTTCATGCTGGTTCTCATATCTTTTATATTCAAGTCCAAACAGAGCGTTTAAACCTGGTTCTAGTTCTTTAACTAGTTGTGATCGTGATATAGCCATAGTTTATTTTCTCCTTATAGAATTGATGAAGATTCTTTGATTTTTACAACAAAGTCTTCATTTGTTACGTTTTCTTCGTTACCAATGAACGGAGATACTGACATGATTTTTAACTGTGCAGTAGTAGAAGCTCCAAGGTCAAGGTAAACGCCAGAAATTCCATTGTTTGAATTTCCTGCAGCGTGTACGATTCCGTAACCTGTGTTGCCTGTTCCTAGCGCAGTATTACCAGCAGCTGTCCCAGTTGATTTAACCAAGTAAACTTGATCTGGGTCATCATATACATACGCAGCGATAATACCTTGTGTGATATTAGTCTGTGTATAGAAATTTGACCATTTTGGTTTTTTAGTAGATGGGTCTTGTTCAATTAAACATCCATTGAATACTCCTAAAATTGTAGAAGTAGCAGATGAAGTAACTGGAACAATATTACCAGCAGTTAAGCCTACTAGATCGCCTTGATATACAGAAGTCGAAGCATTATCTGCTATTCTGAAAGCGTCATTTCCGCCGTTTGCTGGATTCCCACTAACTTTGCCTAGCGGTCGTAGACCGAAGGCTGTTGTTGAGTTTGCCATATTTTTATCCTTGTTTAAGTTTTTATTTACTTTGTTGGATAGGAATTACTAAATAATTAGTCCTTCTTTGTACCACCAAAAGTTACACGAGTTTGCCTATCACTGCTGATGGGCATACTTGGATGCTGTTCCTTCATAGGATCGTTTGCAATAGCGTCTTCTCGTTCTTGAGTTCTCTTTGCGTAGTACTCTTCACGAGATTTTGCGATCTCTTCAGGTATCCTAGCCAGCACTAGGCCGCCTACTCCAATGACCCCTGCGTATTTGCCGTCTTTGATTGAGGGATAACTATGATCTGGATATTCGTCAGCTCTCACTAACTCGTAACCTGATCTTAATCTTCCAGCTATGTTTTTCGTGTCATCGAATCCCAAGCTTTCAGCTCTTATCCATCTGTGTCTAAAGCCGTCCGGCGCAGTTGGTGCATCTAAAGATGACGGTGGAGTCCAAACTTGTGGTCTATTTGTTTTAGCCCTAGTTTCGCTCGCACGGGAAGTTTTTATTGTTTTATCTTTTTCCATATGCCTATACCTCCTTCGTGGTTAAATGTTTCGCATATTCTTCAAGTGGCACACCTAATCTTTTAGCAATTGCTACCTGTGATGGTGTGAGTCTCACAGTTTTTTTGCGTCCTGTTTGGCTTGGACGTTTCGCCGAAGCTACATTCTGTACAGGTTTATTTGTACTTTCTGTAGATATGTCCTCTTTTGTAGCAAATTTGTGGGGAAATTCAAGTCTTATTCTCTTGTCAATTTCCGCATAATATTCATCACTTCTAGGATCAAATCCTTCTTCTTCTACAAGCTTTTTATGCATATCAAACGCAGTGTAAGTCATTGCAGAATCATTACCAAACCAACTATTTCTAGAAGCCCACTCTTCAGCTTTAGGATCAGTTTGTGGTGTTTGATTTGTTTGTTGTGGTGTTATTGTAACTTCTTTTTCTTTAGTTACATCTTGTTGAGTAGATTTAATTGCACCCAATCTAGCTGCTTCTAAAGTTAATTCTGCTATTTGTTGTTGTGCAGAAACTTGAGCATCAATATCTCCTGCATTGATAGCTGATTTAAGAGCTACTTTTGCATTATCTAAACTTGATTTAACTCTACTTTCAAATTCAGAAACATATCTTTCATCTGTTTTAGATAATCTAGATTCAATTTGATCTTTTTCTCTTTTAACAGAATGAGCAAAATTGATAGCTTCTTCTCTTTGTCTTTCAGCTTCTCTAATTTTATGAGTTAATTTAGCAATACGTTTTTTAACACTTTCGCTATACTCCTCAAGATCATCTCTTTTAGTTTCAACTTTTTTTTCTAAAGGTTTTTTTTCTTCAACCTTTTCTTCTTTAACTTCAATAGTAGGTTTCTCTTCTTGACTAACCTCTATTTTCTCTTCTGCAACGGCTTTCGTCTGCTCGTTGTTGTCCAATATAACTTCAGCGCCTTCTTGTTCGCCAACGTCTATCATTGGATCTCTTGTTTTATCTTCTGGCATAGTGCCTCCTATGTTTAAATATGATGAAGAACATCTTCAGGATTTTTAATAGTCCCAAGTACTTCGTCATCGTTTAGTAGTCGCACTTCTCCACCTTCTATTGGTAATCTTGAACCC